TGGTTAATAATGAAAGTCGCAATTAACGCAATAAACGTGGCAGAAAGGAAGAAAACCCTGTCTACAGCGAGACGGGGGATGTTACCAATAGCGAAACGAATGATGTTTGGTATCATAACCGTCATCCAGACGAGATTCAAATAGTAGTTTTTAGAAATCAGTGGTACAAGGGTGGTTGCGTATAGCACCAGCCAGTATGCAATGGCGGTAAATACAATGTTCAATGGTGTCTTCATTTAAACTAGACTGAGATTATTTATCCTGAATGTGCTGACCACAGAATTCTGTTTTCTGGGGTATTTGCTGGTAAATACCTAGATGTACACATATATCCCGAAGTTCAATGTAATTATTCCAGAACTCCTGTGAATGTGAATATTCATCAACAGTTGAGTGTGCTAACTCATGTATGAGAACGTGGAAAATTTCATTCGTCTTCCCATTCAAGCACAAGACTATTTCACTCCCCTTGTTTGTATTAGACCCAACGGAACCACTCATCTTTTTCAAACCAGTTATAGGTGTAGGACGACAGAGTATTTTATATTTCTCATTCTTTGTATCACGGAGGTGTTCCCTGAGAATACGATACTTTTCCCTAACTTCGACAAGTTCCTGGGGTTCTCTAGTTTGATAAAGAATGACTAAATTGAGGAACAATAATAGAATGAACGCTATCATCTTTTATATACAAAGATAAATTTACTATACAACTCTGATATGGGATTTCCTGAGAGTCCCTCCCAAAGTTGTAAACTAAATCCCAACTCTTCTAGGTGTGTAATTAATAGGTCCTTAAAGGCCACTGGTTCTGACTTTGGTCCATCAGCGTAGTAGGGTGTATCAACCAGGTTTACGAACAATTTCTCACCAAATCCACCATTTCCATAGTCTTTTAGTTTGAAAAAATTACCACTGTCATCTATGTATGGGGTTTTAAAAATTATTTTTTCAGAATCTGGGATGATACCAATGAGAAGTCCACCAGGTTTTATACGTTTTTTTATTTCACGAATAGAACTGAAAAAGAGACTCTTACTAGCAAAAATATAATGCAGCGAAAAATTAAAACATACGACATTGAATGTTCTATGTGGGCAGTTATGAATATCACCCTCGTAGAAATTGACACGCATGTGCATATTTTTTGCACGTAAACGAGCCTCCTCAAGAGCTGATGGCTCGGGGTCACACATATTTATATTGACTCCACACTTGTGCCATTTTTGAAGGTCTCCACCGAAACCACATCCTACATCAAGAATATGTTCTCCTTCTCTCGAGACAGACTGTATAAGATTTCTCTTAGCGTCATTGTGATTCTTACGAATCTCTTCCATGACTATAGAAGAGCTTAAAACTTTAATTTCAATTTAGAATATGAAACCGTTCATTAAATGGGTTGGTGGTAAAACTCAAATTATCGAGGATGTCTTAGGTTCATTTCCAACAAAAATCAAGGATTACCATGAAGTTTTCGTGGGAGGTGGGAGTGTTCTTCTCTCGGTATTGTCAAGACAGTTAGTTACAGGTAAAGTATGTGCATATGACCTGAATGGGTCACTCATTGCTCTCTATACAAATATACAGTCTCGACCACGTGATGTGCATGGTCATCTCAAAACCTTGTATGATGAGTACGAAAAATGTAAAGGGTCTGAAGTTAATCGCAAGGCGGAAACACTTGAAGAGGCTATGAAATCTAAAGAGAATTACTATTACTGGATTCGAAAGAGATTTAATACTGAAAAGGAAGAAACACCTAAGCGTTCGGCAACATTTATTTTTTTAAATAAAATGTGTTTTCGTGGTGTCTATAGAGAAGGGCCAAATGGATTTAATGTACCGTATGGACACCCTAAAACTACACCTGCAATGATTGGGGGTGATGAATTGTTACGTGTGAGTGAACTCATTAAGGATGTTCAATTTAGGAAATGCGATTTTAGAGAAGCATTCAAAAACATTAATAAGGGTGATTTTGTATATCTCGACCCACCCTACGCACCTGAAACAAAAACGTCTTTTGTGGGATACACGAAAGATGGGTTCGGGGTAAAAGACCATAAAGAACTTTTTGATTTGACTAAGAATTCTGGTGTAGATTTTGTTATGAGTAATGCGAATGTGAATATGGTAACGAATTCATTTGTAGATTACACTATAAAAGAACTAAAGGCTAGACGGGCTATAAACAGTAAAAATCCTGAATCTACTACGACTGAAGTACTTGTGTCGTCATCCATTCAAAAATAGCTTCTTCATCCACACCATAATGAGCTGGATAAACTGTCCATTTTTTATTTTGAATATGAACTCTCCACGTCGAACCAACTTGTTTTGCGAAAAATACTGGAATCCCAAATTTTTCATTAAACGCAATAGGAATTTTATATTTTCTTTGACGCCCGAACCACCAATCATTCACGATAAACATTAAGTGAATATTGTCAACTGTTGGATATAACTGCTTGTACTCTTCGAGGAGACATGGACCCGCACGAAGTTTCTCATCAACCGAACCAGATACAATTTGATGTTTGCACTCGATGATGAAAACCGTTTTCTTATCTTCACTCACGAGTGCTCCATCAGGTTTCTTCTTATGGTCCCATTGTGGGTCTTTGATTTCTTTCATATGTTCGACAAAGTCGTCTTGGGTAAAATAAGTGAACGATTTACCCCCGAGGACACGCGTCCCAGTGGGTCTGAAACATTCCTCGAAAGGTTTTCCACTTGCATTAGTGTTAGCACCACCTGAGCCACCAATTCTCATTATGGAATGATTAGATTGATTTCTTTAGGTTCGATCGGTTCACTAAGGTGCCAGTTCCACAAATAGTAGTATACGAAACCATTTCCTTTGATAAATTTATACTTTTCGAGAGTTTCTGTACTCACCCCCACCTCTGCACTGTTAAATACATGATACCCGAGATTCTTTGCTATGAGAAAAGCGTCATTATACACATCTCCAACGATGAAAAATCTATATACCTGATTCACAGTACCAGAACCATCTCTACGTTCGTATGGAACATCATAAAATGAAATGAAATCATCGGTCGTATCACTTACGTACGAATGGATAGGTAACACCACCCGTTTTACATATTCTTCGTTTATAATTGGTGTAATTTTAGAGTTTTTTGTATGGTCTTGTAAAATTCTGGTTACTTTAGGAACATCTTCGAGAGTCATTTTTCGCCATAAATGTTTACAGGGTCCTCGAATTTCGTAAAATTGTTCACGAGAACGATTTGTCTGATGAAACTTAGTTTTTATAAGATGATTCACATCTAGAAATCTATGCCAATAACACGACTTGGTTATGGGTGTTGGAATCTTTGTATGTGCGGTATAGATAGCATGCCATATACCTCTCTTGTTTGCACGACGCTTAATTTCAGTGATGAGAAGTGGAGCGAGTCTTTCGGAACGATATGAAGGATGAATACATAAGTAATCGATTTGTGTCATGTTCAACTCTTTCTCCTCAACTTTCATGTTGATTGGGGTACTCGCTATATACCCCACAATTTCTTTCGTATCAATCTTCCTAATAGCTATACTATCATCAATCGACCATTTAAGAACTTGTATAGTGTACATGAGTTTAAACAAATCAGTCTGGACGTAATACTCTCCTAAAAACTCACGAGCTTCTTTGAGACTACATGAAGACCATACGAAACCATCTGGAAGTTTGGTCGTCTTCTTTTGGATGTCACGCGTTTCCTCTATTTCACCTGGGGTTGTATCTTCACGGGGTACAGGTTGTTTATCCCAATACTCATGCATACTAAATATTTATATGGCTTAAAGTTTTAAGTTCTAAAATTGATATAATGTCTCTTGAAACCGACTACACTACCGTACCTGGCCAAGTGTTTGCGTGCCTTTCGATTGTTGGACCCGAATGTCCCCAGAAGAATGAAAAGTTTGGTATTAAGATTCGTGGAGCTTTCGGTACTCGTGATGAGGCGGCGAAACACGCCAAACGTCTTCAAAAGGAGGATGCTACCTTCGATATCTATGTAGTTGATATGTATAAATGGCTCCTCATCCCCCCCGACTCTGATAAGATTGAGGATGTGCACTACACAAATGATAAACTTGAAGAGATCATGACTGGCTACAAGGAGAACCAATCACAGGCTGCTCGTATGTTCAGTGAACGTAAACAGGGTATGATGGAAACCAAGGGTAGTTATTCAGCTGGTGATGAGAACTCCAAGTTTTACAATAAGCCAGATGAGGCTCCCATTTCTCACCCTGCTGAAGTTCTTGAGCGTCTCAAGAAGGAAACGCCTGATACCCCCATGGAGGAACTCGTAAAGGAGGCTGATGCAATTGTTGCTGAGGAAATTGCTGAACGCCAGAGGAAGCGGGATGCAGAGGCTGCCTCCACTGATGGTAAGTTGGAGGAAGTAAAGGAGGAAGGTGAACCCGAAGTTTCATCCGCGTAAATAATATTCATATACAATAAACAAAATGCTTCGTCTAATTATAACAATATTGTTAGTCGGGGCGTTCTTTATTTTGTTTTTTAAACCAAAGTACAATTTAAAAAACAAAACAAGTTCTAATTCCACTGGTGTAGAGACTGAAGTGTCAACAACCGATGGATTTGTTGAGGATACTCTCCGAGGTCCTATTCTTTTTGGACGGGATGGTATTCCTCCCAGGTACGGTGATATTGGTACATTTGTTGCTTATTCAACTACTGCAGAAGACCATTGGTTGAGTGGATTTCCGCAAAAGGGGGTTAATAATGACATGTATGAGGATACTGACACCAAACTTTCGACTCGTATAAGAGACCTGAGTAAATGATTAGGTGTACCTGAGGATAACAGGTTGCATGGTTTTACCCATGAAAAAACCTAAAAGAAAGACTGCAAATGCAATGATCCATGTGGATTTATCAATATCGGTAAATGGGTCATATTTTCCAGTTTGGGGTGGTTGTTGGGGGAAATTCATTTCACTAGGATGATAATAATATGGTTGGTCTCGTCCCAACTCTTCAATATTATCTTCATTCTTCTCCTGAATTAGGGGGTCCATGTTTGGGCTATACTCAATGGGATTACCGATATCAGTTTCCATTTCTAATATAGTTGCTGTTTTTTTTAAGCTGATTCTTCCTCACTCTCACTTTCACTTTCACTCGCATCTTCGTCATCCACTACGAAATCTTGAAGATTTCCATTGTCATCTGCATCTTCATCATCACTCTCATCCTCTGAGTTAGATTCATCTTCAGTGTCTATGATTGATTCACTGTCTGTGTCTTCGTGTTCTTCTGTGGCGTAATCGTCATCTAAAACAGTTTCTATAGGTACATAAAGAGTCGGTTTCTTTATAACCCTACCAAATCGAGAACGAGTACTAACTACCATTTACTTACTTTAAACGCCATTCTGTTTAAGTATCTTTAGGGAACAACTT